ATACTCTAGATCATGGCGTGACCCGAAACACTACTGATGGTGTTAGGACAGTAGATATTCTTCGTCATGTTACATTTAATTTTGGCGCAGGAAACAATATTTGTTTTGTAGACGGCGTTAATCCTGCCATTGTCTTTGATGGATCTCATTGGGAGCAGCTTACTTCATCTGGAGCAGGGACTAGCCCAAGTGACTCTGGTCATACTAGCCAAACGGGTGGCGGGGATCAGTGTCTAAATGCCCCTTCTCTTGTAGACGTATTTGAAAACCACTTATTCTTATCTGGAGATCGCACGGCACAGGCGGCAGTAGCGCACTCTGCTCCTCGTGATCCTTTTGATTTTACCGTAGCAAACGGCGCTGGGCAAATAGCTGTTGGTTTTGATGTTGTTCAGATTAAACCCTTCCGTGATAATTTATTTGTTTTCGGTAATAATGGTATCAAGAAAGTAATAGCTGATTTAACAAGTGGTTTTGTTTTAGCACAAGTTACAGCTAACGTAGGTTGTGTTGCGGCAGACAGTGTACTGGAAATTGGTGGTGACCTAATATTCTTAGCACCCGACGGCTTCCGTCCTGTTGCGGGTACATCCCGTATTGGCGACGTTGAACTAGAAACAATTTCTAAATCCATACAAGCAACTCTTGTAGACGTTATTCGTAACCGTGATCTAAGCACTCTTACAGGTGTTGTTATTAGATCTAAGTCTCAGGTTAGATACTTTATTGGGGACGATAGCGTAGACGTTCCTAGTAGCTTTGGCATGATTGGTGGCCTCACCGATAGTCAAGGCGGCATAAGTTGGGAGTTTGGTGAGCTTGTTGGCATCCGTGCTTCATGTACAGCTTCTGAATACATCGGAACCGAAGAGTTTGTTCTACACGGAGACTACGACGGTAAGATCTATCGCCAGGAAAAAGGCACGTCCTTTAATGGCGAAGACATCGTAGGTATTTATTCTACTCCGTATCTAGACTTCGGGGAGACCGAAGAACGAAAGTATATTCGTAAAATTAACACATTTGTACGTGCCGAAGGCCCTATGGAAATGAACCTTTCCTTGGCGTTTGATTGGGGTGACTACAACACCGCAAGGCCTTCAACATACACGCAAGCAAGCCAAGGTGGTCCTACAGTTTATGGTGGTCGTTCTATTACCTACGGATCACCCAATGTACTTTATGGCGGCTCATCTAAGCCAGTTATGACTTCAGATGTACAAGGTTCAGGATTTTCAGTTCGGGCTACCTACGTGACCGTAGGACAGACGGAACCGTTCTCTATCCAAGGTATCGTATTTGAACATTCCGTTGCAGGGAGAAGATAGACAATGGCAGGTTACACACGCCAAAGTATTGCTGACATTATTAACGGGGCAGATATCACTGCGCCGCCAGTTAATGCGGAGTTTAACCAAATTACTGCAGCGTTTAATGGCGCTACAGGTCACAGCCACGATGGATCTACAGGCAATGCGCCTAAGATTGATCTAGCTACATCCGTCAGTGGATACCTTCCTGCTGTACACGGTGGTATTGGTGGCAAGAATAACTTTGCTGCTACAACAAACCCTCTGGCTACAGATGACGCAGGAGATGGCTACGCCCCCGGCTCTATGTGGGAGAACACCACTACTGGTCGAGTATTTATCTGTGTAGGTAATACATCCAACGCAGCGGTATGGCGTGAACTGGTACAGGTTCAAACAGCCAACAAGATCATCCCTGAAGCTACTAACACAGTAGACCTTGGTGAGCCTTCTACACGCTTCCAAGACTTGTGGCTGTCAGGTGGATTGTCTGCATTCGGTAATGGATCACTAGGCGGTACTCTAACGGTTACAGGTGCTACTGCACTATCTTCTACTCTTGCAGTAACAGGTACATCTACCTTCACAGGCACCGTTACCTCAAACGCAATTAACGCTACAACCGTAGCAGCTTCGGGTGGCTTCACAGGCACTCTGACAGGCAACGTAACAGGTGACCTGACGGGGAATGTAACTGGAAACGTAACAGGTGATCTCACAGGCGATGTTACTGGGGACATTACGTCTTCGGGTACATCTACCTTTAACAACCTAGACGCTACAGGCACCACTACAATCACATCAGGTGATATTAACTCTGGTGCGATGGATGGTACTACTATCGGTGCATCTACTCCTGCCGCTGGTACATTCACTAACCTGACAGCCAATACAAGCCTCACAGCGGCTACAGCCGACATTAACGGTGGTACGGTAGATAACGCTACAATCGGTGCTACAACACCGTCTACAGGCGCTTTCACAACGATCTCTACATCTGGTCAGGCTACACTAGCATCTGCTGACATTAACGGTGGCTCTATTGATGGCGCTACAATCGGTGCTACCAGCCATACTTCTGGTAAGTTCAGCACGTTGCAGTCTACAGGCAATGCCACACTGGCTACTGCTGACATCAACGGCGGTACTATCGACGGTGCGTCTATCGGTTCAACTACAGCATCCTCTGGTGCGTTCACTACAGTATCAGCCACAGGTGGCATCACAGGTGATCTTACTGGCGATGTAACAGGTAACGTAACTGGTAATGTTACTGGCGCAATCACAGGCAACGTCACGGGTGATCTAACAGGTAACGTAACTTCGGCAGGTACATCCACGTTCAACAACGTAACCATCGACGGTACGTTGAACATGAATGCTGGTACTACTGCTACTATCACTAACCTTACAAGCCCAACGAATACTAATGATGCGGCTACAAAAGGCTACGTCGATACTTCGCTTGCAAACTTGGTCGATAGCGCACCAGGAACGCTTGATACGCTAAACGAACTAGCGGCTGCACTGAACGACGATCCAAACTTCAGCACAACGATCACCAACAGCATTGCGACTAAACTGCCTCTAGCAGGTGGCACCATGACTGGTGCTATTGCTATGGGTACGTCCAAGATCACTGGTATGGGTGATCCTACGGCTGCACAGGATGCTGCTACTAAGGCTTACGTTGATCAACAAGACGGTCTGCAAGTCACTAAGTCTGGCGATAGCATGTCTGGCAACCTTGCTATGGGTTCCAACAACATCACAGGCTTGGCTACACCAACAGCTAATGACCATGCCACTAACAAGTCTTATGTGGATGGTATCCTTGGTTCAGCTACGGCTGCTGCTGCAAGTGCATCTGCCGCTGCTACGTCTGAAAGCAATGCTGCTACATCAGAAACAAACGCAGCTAACTCAGCTACAGCGGCGGCGGGTTCAGCTACTTCTGCGGCGGCATCATATGATAGCTTTGATGACCGTTACCTTGGCGCTAAAGCTACAGCACCTACAGTAGACAATGACGGTGATGCACTTATCCTTGGTGCCTTGTACTTCAACAACACTACTAACATCATGTACGTCTACGGTTCTGGTGGCTGGCAAGCTGCTGGTTCGTCAGTCAATGGTACATCTGATCGTAACACTTACACTGCTACTGCAGGTCAGACAGTCTTTGCTGCTACCTATGATACTGGCTATGTAGATGTGTACCTCAACGGTGTTAAACTTGTAGCTGGTACAGACTTTACTGCCACCAATGGTACAAGCATTACACTTACTACAGGCGCAGCGGTAAATGATGTAGTAGACATTGTAGCTTACGGTACGTTTGTACTGGCAGATCACTACACTGAAGCACAGTCTGATGCTCGTTATGTTCAAGTAGCTGGCGATACCATGACTGGTAATCTGTCATTTGGTGACAACGACAAGGCCATCTTTGGTGCTGGGTCTGACCTAGAGATTTACCATGATAGTGGTAACAGTCGGATATGGGATAAAGGAACTGGCAATCTTATTATTTCTGCTACCAATTTACAGGTTAATAACGGTGAAAATAATGAAACGATGTTTACCGCTAATAGTGGCGGTGCTGTTTCACTTAACTATGCAGGTTCGTCAGCCAAACTCGCCACAACCAGCACTGGAATCGAAATAAAAAATTCAAGTGATCCAGTTGTTAAAATACAAAGAGGAACTGGTAGCTATTCAGAGATTTCATCGGACTCAAATGGTACGTTGTATTTAAGGGCGGATGAAGGAAACACAACAAGCTCCAGCAACATTCGATTTGAAGTTGATAATACTGAGCATTTGCGCCTCGATGAATATGGTCAGTTGATTTTACAGTCAAACCCAAGCACCTTGTTTCTTGGTGGCACAAGCACGGGTTCACTTGTAAAAGGAACAAGCACAGGTAACTATTTGATTTTCGGAACATCTGGTTCGGAGGTTGCGAGGTTTGTGGGTTCTAAATTTGGAATTGGGGTGACTTCGCCATCAAAAGAGGTATCCATAAAAGCATCGGGGAATCAGGTTGGTATAAGCATTGAAAATACCAAAACCACCAATGATGATAATTACGTTATTGCATCAGTGGACGCTTCATCAGGTGCGCATCTAGGTTCTTCAGGAGATGAACTTCAAATAATTAACACGCACGATGGCTCTCCTGATGTAACTGGCTTTGCCATGCTTGCTAATGACGATGTTGTTTTGGCTCCAAGTTCGGGCAACGTAGGCATTGGGACAGATTCGCCTAGTGAGAAACTACACGTTGACGGTGAAGTTCGCATCAAGGGCCAACTGGGCACAAACCTTTATGTTCGTGATGAACCCCGTCAGCTATCCCCGAATAAAGGCTCATCCATTGGCCTAAAGATGCAGGTTTCGGATAGAAACGGGAATGCGTCTTGGGCGAGTGTTTATGCACGGGGTAGTGACGGGTTCCAACAGGGTTCCTCTCTTTATTTTACTACTGATTACACTACAGGAAGCGAACCTGATTTTAGCAGCGGGAACATTCCATCCAATGTTAGGATGGTCATAGATCGTTCGGGCAACATGCTTTTGGGGACTACAAACCCAATAGCTGCCAATGCCAAAATAAATATTCAAATTGCCGATCAGGGTATGGCGATCAAGGCACTAAACAACGGCAACTGGGCCGCTGGCTTCTACAATTCATCTGGTTCAAACGTGGGTCAAATTATAATTAACGCAAGCAGCACTTCCTACAACACATCGTCCGACTACCGCCTAAAGACTGACGCACAGCCAATGACAGGTGCATCTGCCCGTGTCCAAGCGTTGAACCCTGTAAACTTTGCGTGGATTGCAGACGGTACTCGTGTCGATGGTTTCCTTGCTCACGAAGCACAAGAGGTTGTCCCTGAAGCTGTCACAGGTACTAAGGACGCAATGCGTGACGAAGAGTATGAAGTTACTCCTGCGGTCTACGAAGATGTGGTTATCCCTGCTGTACTTGATGACGAGGGCAATGAACTTGAGGCTGAACGTACAGAACAGCAGCTTGTCACAGAAGCTGTCATGGGTACTCGCAGTGTTCCTGACTACCAAGGCATTGACCAAAGCAAACTCGTACCCCTGCTAACTGCTGCACTGCAAGAGGCACTCACGAAGATTGATGCTATGGAAACACGCCTAGCGGCACTGGAAGCTGAATGAAAAACATACCCATAGATAAACAAGCACACTTCCTAGCAGGTGCCGCAATAGCAAGTACAGTAACCCTGTATGCAAACCCTGTGCTTGGCTTAGTGCTATGTGTCGTAGCTGCTGTGGGTAAGGAACTATATGACGCCACTGGGCGAGGCACACCAGATGTATGGGACGCCGTAGTAACAATCTTAGGTGGTACAGTTGTACTGCCATACATCTTATTAAGTTAGAGGAAACTGACGCATGACCAAAGCACGGACACTAGCCGACTTTATATCAGACGGTAGCCCACTGGCAGATGGTACTATTAGTGTATCGGAAGTGTCTGGTGCTGCCCCATTAGCTAACCCTACGTTTACTGGTACTGCTTCTGGTACATTCTCAGGGCCACTGACAGGTAACGTAACGGGAAATGTTACTGGTAATATCACAGGTAACGTCACTGGTAATGTTACTGGTGATGTGGCAGGTGAAGTTGATCTATCAGCACTAGCAGCCACCATATCCGACACAGCCGTAGACGTATTCGTGTATGACACCAGCAAGGACTCTGACGGTGGTGAATGGCGTAAGCGCACACAAGGCACAAGCTGGTATAACGAGACGCTGAACACTGCCACCCGTGGTAGCCGTAAGGAGTTCCCTGCGGTTGCTGTTATTGTGGCTGAAGCAAATGACGTTACGATCTATGATGGTGATGATCCTGATTTATCAATGTGGATGGTGTTCACAGGTAGCGGTGGCCCACGGGCAGTCCGACAGGGCATTTCTAGTGTAAGTGCTTTTAACGGAGTATTCTTAAATGGGCGTTCTGGGTCGGAAAGGGCGTTAGGGTACGTTAGCTTTATACACGATGATTTTTACCAGATTTCTAATGGAGGTTTGACCCGCTTTAATCAAACAGGTCTAGTAAATCGAAATACAGATGGGTCGGGTTACACTGTTACAGACAGCAGTATGGCTATCGTAAACAACACAATCAACGATGTAGCCATGACCGTTCTGCCCAACGCCCCGATTGATGCTGCTACAGGATTGCCTGTGCCGACTATTGCGGTCGGAACTGATGGTGGGGTTTCTGTTATCCGTGATGATGGTACGGTTGTTGATATTACAAGCACAGGGCCAGACGGATCAAAAGCAAATAGAGTTTCTTTTTCTGTAACTAATCAGCTTGTTGTTGGAACTCACACAAATTACGATGTACGTTATGACGAGATAGGTATTTTAGATAACATTCCGTCAGCGGATCGTTCCTCTTATCAATGGGGTTGGGATAGAGCATATAATTACTCTTGGAATAATGACAGGGTTCCTTCTCTTGGTTACGCTAATAGTCAATACGACTATCAGTATAACGCCTTAGCTACTTCCAAAGGCACCCTAGCAGTAGATCATCCTAACGGATTAACTCTAGTAGACGATAGCAATCCAGTTCGCACTAATAACATGGTGCATTACGTTACCCCTGATTATGCCACAGGCTGGATGAACGGCGACATCAAACTCGCCACATTGTCCGACACCGATGATACTGACGTTACTGGCAACGGTGAATTGGTCACTAATAGCACATTTGATACTGATATTACTGGGTGGTCAGTTACTAACCCATCAAACTCTACCATCACCGTTTCTGGTGGTATTGTAACAATAGACCAAACTGCTAATCCTATATCAAGTATGTATCAGGTCGTATCTGTTACGGCGGGTGCGACATATATGATAGAAGCCAGAGCTAAAAGCGTAGGAGGTAACTACCCCCACTACATAAGAGTTGGAAACTCTATCAACGGTTCTGATTTTTATTCTTCAACTTCAACATCTTCTAGTTTTACTACACACACAGGTACATTTACTCCCACAGGAAATACAATCTATGTGTCTATTGGGACGGGTAGTGGATATAATGATATAGGGTATTTTGACTATGTTAGTGTTGTGGCCGCCGAAGAAGACCGCAGTGTGAACGGCAACGGTCTACAAGTGTTCAGCACTGTGTACAAAAACCCTGTGGCTACTGGTGCTGATCTTGTAGGATACAGCAATTTCACAAACTCCACTTCCTACCTACAACAACCCCATCTTGCAGCGAATGAAATCGGTTCGGGGGATGCTTGCTTGATGATTTGGTTCAAGACATCTGCAAGTGGGGTTAGTGAAATGCTGATTTCATTCGAAGGAGAGGCATACGACACAGCGTTTAACATTCGTAAAGAGACAGGAAACCACATTACGGGATGGGCAACAGGTAATGGTTTCTCAACCAATATCGCTATTAATTCATCCGCAGATTACAATGACAATGTTTGGCATCATGCTGCGTGGGTAAAGCAGGGTACAACATATAGCTTGTATATTGATGGGAAGCTAGACGGCACTGGCACCTATTCGACTGCTCTAAACTATTCAAGCAATGACGAGAAGATTACAATAGGTAGACGAACACGTTTGCAAGGCGATCCCTTTTATGGACAACTCGCCCTAGCACGATTTAGCCACACAGCCCCATCTCCAGAGCAGATCAAGAAAATCTACGAGGACGAGAAGGTGCTATTCCAAGAGAATGCCCAAGCCACGCTATACGGCTCGTCTGATGCGGTAACAGCTTTGGCTTACGACGATAGCACAGAGTTGCTTCATGTCGGTACAAGCGCAGGGCGTTCAGTCTTCCAAGGATTACGACGAGTAGACAACACAACAACCGCTGTCGGTGCTGCAATCAGTGCATCTAACGGCCTAGTGGCTGACGAATAAGGAGATAAGATATGACAATCAACGTATCTAAGCCAGCCATTAACGTAAGAGAAAAGCTGGCAGAACTAGACAAACCCACAGGTATAGCTGGCGAGGCTATGCTTCGTGCTGAGACACCACAGGAACAACAGGCTTTAGTGGGTTTTACTGGCAAGAGAAACTATCTTTTTAATGGTGCTATGAAGGTATCTCAACGAGGCACGTCTTTTACCACCACAACAGCGGCAGGGGGCTATACACTTGACCGTTGGTACGTAAACGGAGATAGCGCAGTTCTTACCGTCACTCAAGAAGCAGTAAGCGACTTAGTAGGCTTTGAAGATAGCATTAAGATTTCACCTAATGCTACCGCAACTCCATCTAATTCCCATCACAGTTTTGTTCAACAGCTTCTTGAAGCGCAGGATTGTACAACATTTGGGTATGGATTATCGGGTGCTAACCACCTCACTCTTTCATTTTGGTATAAATCAAATGACACATCGACAAGAGTTTTGTGGTTGTACAACCCCGATAGCGGTAGGCATTACGCCCAGTCTTTTGCACCTAAGTCGGGTGGAACATGGGAGCGTATGCAATTTTTAATACCACCTGATACCTCTGGTGGTTTCGGTAACGATAATAATGTTGGCCTTTATGTAAGAATAGTATTTTCTTCAGGTTCAGATTTTACTGGGGGTATGCCAAACACAGGTTGGACAAGTATAAACAACGCTAGGTATGAAGGTGTAGCAAATCTGTTTTCTAACACTTCAAACTACATCCAAATCACAGGTGTCCAACTAGAACTAGGCAAAGTCGCCACGCCTTTTGAACACCGATCCTATGGGGAAGAACTGGCGTTGTGCCAGCGGTATTATTGGCAGACGGAAAGTCACCTCGGAGGGCTTTACGCCTATGACCAGATTGGGCAAGGATTTATCAGAACAACAAACACAGACAATAGCCCTGTAACGATACAAGCACCTTTCCCCGTTACCATGAGAGTTCGTCCAGCAGTAGGGCCATCTACGACTGATGGCGAAGCTAACTTCACTGCACAGGTTGCAAATAATAGCGCAAATATAGACACGATAGTTGGAACGTGGGCGTCAGGTAAAAGAATGGCATGGCTTGACTTTGACCTTACAAGCAATCCGTTTTCCGTAGGTCAAGCTGTTTCAGTTTATTGTAATAATGGTGCAATGGACATCCAATTTGATGCGGAGTTATAAAAATGTATACAATTAGAGAAGTAAACGGTGGTCTTGGACGTTCAATCAACAGTGATACGGGTTGGTGCATACCCGATGACCCTGCAAACCGCCACTATCAGGAAGTTCTAGACGCAATCATTGAACAAGGCGCAGACTGCTTTGACGGTGATATTCCAGAAGACCTACAGGCAGCGGCAGACGAAAAGCAGTTCAACCAACAGCTTGCAGACTACCGTGTAGCTACAGCCCGACTAGCACAGTATGTGGTCGCAGAAGGTCGCAATCAGGTCACTGAGATGCAGCCTACT